AAATTCGAAATTTTGAATCTTTGTCATTTTGACTTTTATTAATAATAAAAAAAAAGGGCTTCTATTTTTAACGTGCCATCACCCCATTGCATTGCTATAAATTCAAAAACTATCTTACTGGAGTACAGTTTTGTGCCAATATACCTCTGAAGATTACAACAATCCTCGGAGCTGTAGAAGCCTGTAAAGTTCCAATTGCCGCTGGAAGATCCAAACTAACAACGTTATTTTTTGATCCAACAAAAACTATGTTTGGTTCACAAGGGTAGTAACCAAATTCTGTTGCGTCGTTCTGATCAATAGTTGTTGCAGTACTTGCAGCACCTTGTTGTGTTTGTGGAACGTACAAGTGACGGTAAAGATCCCAAGATGGAACAATCTGCTTATTGTTTACAGTTACTGACAATTTACCGTTGTACAAATTATACAATGCAGCAGAAGCACCAGAAGTGCTAAATGCGCTTGCATTTGGATAAGTATACAAAGGGAATGCAGTTGTAGTTGAAGCAGCTGGAATTGATACAAAAACACCAATTGACGAAACAACAAAAGCGTCTTGCAAATTCAACAAATTGTTTGTTGTGTATGCATTGCCTTGTTGGGTATTTATCAAAATTGGAATTTGATAAGAAGTAACAGAAGTAGACATTGCAACTTCTGATCTGATATAAGATTGAGAAAGAACAGCTGATTGAATTGATAAACCAGCATTTTGAATAAGTGCCTTAGAATTGTCGAACACAAGACGGGCGCCGTGTTGAGTAGCCATAATGTTATTTTTTTAAATTTTTAAAATATTAATATTCTTCTTCCATTCCAGCAATTACAGAAAGGTTGTCTGGGCTGTATCCAGCAATTACGCTAAGATCATCACCAGCCATTACCGAAACTGGAATATCCATACTAGAATCAATTGCACCAAGTACATTTGTAGCTTGCAACAATCCAAGACCACCAGCGGCAATCATACCGTCACCGATTGACTTACCAATTGATCCCTTAACCAATTTAGGAAAGAAAACACCTAATGCAACTACACCAGCGCTTTTAATTTTAGGATCCAAATTTGGTAAAATTTTTGGTGAACTAGTCAAAATTCTAGCACCTACAGCACCAGCCACAAGACCAGCTGCATCCATAAGAAAAGACTTTCCTAATGCGCCCATTTTACGACCTGAACGGCGACGGCGTGGGGCTGCCTTTTTTCTTCTTTTAGCCATTTTATTTGTTTTTTGTTTGTTTTTGGAACACTATTCCAAGATTTTTATTTTGACTTAAAATTTTTCAAAACTGTAATATTTTCTTCATACATTTTGATTTCTTTATCTGTAACTTTTTTCAATTTAAATGTAGAATAAGATCCTATAATTTTATAAACAGCTGGCTTATAAGAAATTTTAAGAGCTGTTAAACCTTCAATTAAAGATTCTTCATTATCAGCAAAAAAATTAAGATCATCCCTATATGGAAATTTAACTAAATAACCACCATATTTAATATTTACAATTACATTTTTCATATTATTAATTTTTACATTTCCAATATTTTTAACACCACTAACAACCCTAATATTTACGTTATGGCTTTTAGTGTCTTTATGGCTGCCAGTAACTTTTTTTGATGCTGCCTTTTTTTTTGGTGCCGCTTTTTTAACAGTTTCTTTTTTCTTTGGCGCTGCTTTCTTTTTTACTGCACCAACTTTTTTACCATAAACGTGAGCAAAAGCTTCTTTTAAACTTACTCCTGTTTTCTTTCTGTATTCAATAGCTTTCTTAAACTTTTCTTTTGCTGCTTTTTGTGCTGATGTCATTTTCTAATTATTAAAGGTGAAAAGAAAGTGTTATTTTTTCTTGCTTATAAAATAAATAACCAAACCGCCACCAATTAAGTAAGGCAAATAATTTGTTTTTGTTGCTGGTGCTTCGGCGCTTTCAACAATTGTTTCTACATTCCTATTAAAATCTTGCGCCTCTGTTTTCTGTATTTCTTCCTGTTTGTCAACAAGATTTTGAATTTGTTTTGCTAGGATCTGTTTAGCGCTTTCGCCTAGTTCCTTGGCATCAATTCCCAAACTGGTTAAAAATTGCGCAACTTTTACCAAAATTGGCGTTGCAGCTGTAACGGTAACTGCTGTAGCAGCTTCGACTACACCAATTTGCCCCTCACTGGGAAAATAAACATCTTCGCCTAACAATCTATTTTTTAAGGCGCCCTGTTCTACTTTGCGCAACAATTCGTTTGTATTGCCGCCTAGGTTATTCCAAAAATCATTTACTTTGTTTTTATTATTTACAAAAGCCTGTTTTAGTTTTGTTGCAAGCCCTGTAAAATTTAAACCAACTAACAATAAAAAAGCGCCTCTAGCTGGTGCCAGTGCAATTTTTACAACTATTTTTTTAGCTGGTGCCTTTGTTATTCCTGTTGTATCTATTTTGGCTGTTGCCGCTGGCTTTGGCTTTTTAGTAAAAATACCAGATACACTGTATAAACTCATTTTTGGATCTTTATCAATTTTGTGAAAATATGTTTTGCGCTCGTTAAAACTAGATAGCACAGGATCAACAAAAACTTCGTTTCCCTGATCATCAACAACTACAGCAAACGTATGATGTGGAATTTCATCTAGTAATTTATAAGATGCGAAACGGTAAAAAACTTTATTTTTAAAATAACCTTTGCGCCTCAAACTGTCCAAAATACCAACAATAAACAAAGCATAATTTTTGCAATCATTGCGCCCTACAGAAATTATTGCACTAGGTGACATTATTTTTTGGCTAGCTTCACTGTCAACAGTGTATTTGATATTTTTTTTAAGAAATTCAAATATTTCCTTTGCAGTTTGAATTGCACTACCTGAATAAAAATTTTCAGAAATTTTATCGTACTCACTAGCGTATTTTTTATGTGCTGCCAACATTGCCGAAACAATATCTTTTACTTGCTGCTCATTTACCAGCAATCGGCGCTGGTTGCTAAATGGCGTTAATTTTCCAAGTAAAATATTTTTGTCCATTATATAGCAGATTTGTATTGAAACGGTGCTACAATTCCATCAAAATTTGCAGTTCCCTTAATTTCGTAAATAGCGCCTTTTTTTAACCATCCTTTTGTTGCCAAAAGTTGTAAAATTCCAATGCTAGGGCTGGCAATAACTTTTAAAATGCTTTCACTTTTTGGTGCAATTTTTTGCTCGCTAAAATTAGAAAAATCAGCAACTTGTTTGCCAGCAAAATAAACTTCGCCCTGTAGAGCTGAAATTGTACCGCTGGATCCTGTTGGGTTTTGAACTTTAAAATTTAATTCAATTTTTTTGCTGATGCCAGATCCAACAATTTTTATTTTGTCAAAAAGAAGTTTTGTTTTTTCACCAAATTGTTTTTTTGAATAAACAAAATAAGCAATTGCAGCAGCTGCTAAACCCCCAAAAATTAAATTTTTTTTCAAACTTTTGACATTTTTGTAAAGTTATCAACTTTTTTTTGTATTCGTACCAAATATTTTTTTTGAAAAAATGATCCACGGGTACAAGGACACACCCCTTTAGGGGGGTGTCCTTGACCCTTGGTAATTTTCCAAACTATTGACCCTAGATCACCAATTGACCTAGCCATTTTACTTTCTTTTCACCTTTGATAAAATCAAAACATAAAAAAAGGGGCAAAATGCCCCTAGTTGTTTTTCGGGATTGATCCCGAACTATAAAACGCTATCAGAAGTACAGGCGCCTATCAAATTTGCCCGAACTTTTAAAATACAGGTTCACATACCAGCCGCCTATTTTTTTGCCAAATTTGGCAAAGTTTTCGACGTTTGAAATATTGCGATATTTTTTAGGCGTTTGGGCATCTTGAAAAAAAATAATGCCAGTGTAAAGAATTTGTGCCATTTTTTTATTTATCTTTGTCGTGAAAAGAAAGTGAATTGATTAATTTTAATTCGTTTGTCGAAGTGGGCGCCCTGCAAAAGCGCCTATTTTTTTGCCCTGTATAGATCGTTTACTTTAACAATTGTACCGTCTGCAATCCAATCTTTAAGTAGCTTTTTTATGCTAGTTAAGCCCTTTCCAGTGCGCTCACAAAGATCAGCGGCTAAAGCGTTGTAACCTTTTGGTTCCAGTAATACTTGCCGCAACAAAATAGCTTTATCAATACCAAAAACATTGTTTGTTTTGTCTACAGGTTCACTATCAACTTGATGCCAGTCGTTACCTTGAAATTGGATCGAAATTGGGTTAAAATCTTCGCTAGATCTTAAAAAAGTACTAGAAAGTTCTATTGTCTTTTTTTCTTTGTTTTTTTCAACTTTTAAAACAGATTGACTTTTGCGATCTAAAAAACTACCTATGTGACCAATAGACAAATTTTCTTTTTTGCCTAAATGCAAAACGCAAAGAATAAGCAAATTGAATTTTTTAGTAATTTTTTTTAGCCATTGCACAAGATGAAAAGACTCTGCAACATTGTTAAAATCTTGAATTAAATCTAAAATTCCATCTAGTACCAAAATGCTACAGTCTGGATTGAATTCTAAATAATATTCCAAAAGTTTTTTTATGTCCTCTGGGCTTTCTTCTCTAACGCTTAAGGCGTCAAAATTGTGTGGCAATTGATCTAGTAAAGTTTGGCGCCTAATTCTTTCTAGTGTCCTATAAAAATCAAAGTCGCTGCTTTCAGTATCAACATAGCAAAGGCGCTTTCTTTCATCCTGAAAATTAATTTTCATTCCGAAAATATCCCAAGTAGTGTAAGCGCTGGCAATTGCACTAGTAATAAAAAGACTTTTACCATTTTTGGGCATACCTTGAAAACAAACAAACGATTGAATACATCCAATAGTTTTACCAGAAACCGAAAAAATTACTTTCTCAGTTTCTGGTATGTGGTTGCGTTTGAACTTTTTTGATTCAATTAATTTTAAAATTTCCTCGTTTGTCATTAAGGATATTTTAAGATATAATTTTGCTTTCGTGTTCTAGTTTTGCTTCTGTGTAACTACAAAACAATTCTGCCATATCATAAGCACATTTAATGCTAAACATTTCATCTTCTTTGTTATGATCTTCAAATTTTTGCCCCTGATAAGTAGCTTTTAAAAGTTCCAGCGCTACAATTTCAAGTTTTGTCAAGCCGCCTAAAATTACTAATTGTCCAAATTGATCATTAAATTTAATTGGATAGGCTGGCAGATCCCTGTTTTTTTGGTTCATTGTTTTTGCTTTTTTGATTAAAAATATTTGTCACGCTTTCAAAATAATTAATATTTAAACTTTCTTCTAGTGCAAACATTTGCGCCTGTAGCTTAATTAATTCAAGTGAAATTTTAACGTCTTTATTATCTTCAAGCCATTCTAGTAAACGGTTAATTCCTGTCATTTTTATTCATTATATAGTTTAAATATATTATTTCGTTCATTCTGTCTTGTACTTCTATATAATATTTATAAAAATTATTTGAACGATCTATTTCTTTAATTTTTTTCATTGCTAAATAAATAGTTAATAAATTATCGTATGTATTTGTAGTTTCGTTCATAAACTATTTTTAAGTTTTTCAATTTGTTCCCTGTATCCCTGTATTGTACTTTGTGCTAACATTTTTACACACATTGCAAGATCGTAAAAAGTATCCTTTTGGTATATGCTGGTAAAAACTTTGTCAGCAAAAAAATGAATTTGGATATTATCCAAGTCACCAGTAACAATTTTATTAAGCTTTGCAATTTCGGCTTCGTGCCATAAAATTGCCTTGTAAGTGGCGCTAAAATCTTCGTAATTGTCGTCTAACATAAGTGAAAAGAAATTTAATTGTAAAAAATAGGTAAGCACTACCATAAATAGTAATACCTAAAGGAACAGAAATAATAATGTAAAAAATGATGGCGAAAACCCATCCAATTGCCCTAAACATAACTAAAAATTAAACCAGCTGTCAGCTGTTGCCGCAATTAGACAAAGAAGTACAAATGCAATGATCTGAAAAGTTGATTTTTTCATTTTTGATTAATTTTAATGTTTAAAATACGTTTGTCGTAACAATATTAAGGACAAAAAATTATATAAATATCAAATAGGCAATATTTATTTTAAAAAATTGCATAAAAAAAAGGAATGTAAAAACATTCCCCGACCTTTAAACTATAATCTAACCTATGTACATTTATTTTAAAAACAATTCCCTTTCTTTTGACCTTCGATTAATAAGCCCTTGATTAACTACACCTTTTACTTTATTCCAGCGTAAAAATTCATCCGCAACTTGAATTTTCGGGTAATTAGCGTTTAAACGCTTCAATAAAGTTGATTTTTTAAAAGCTGTCAAGCCTATGTTATAGGCTAAACTTGTTAAGCTGTCCAATTGATTTTGGTTAACTACAACAGTTAATGTCTTTTTTATTTGATTTTGTAGATCACCAGTAATACTATGTAACCACCTTAGCGCTGTTGTTTCATCTATTGTGTCACCTTCCTGTACTGGACGTTTTTCATCTATGTTATAAGTTGATCCGTACCCAATTGTCCAAACTCCGCCCTGATCTTTATAAGCTTTTAATTTTTTGCCTTCAAATATAGCAATGATAGAAGCCGCCTTTGATGTTGTAGACATAAAGATAAGTATTACAATTGCGCCAATAATGGCATATTTTTTAAAATTGGCTGTCATTGTCTTTTGCAAATAAACCTACTAATAAAGTACCAATACCGCCCAAAATTTTAGCAATGTCTTTTGATACTATTCCATCAACTAATAAAGGCAATCCAGCTACAGCACCAAAAACAGTAGTTTTAATGTTATTTAAAAATCTTCTCATTTTTTCAAATTTTTTATTTTTTTATAAGTATAAACACAAGTAAACAAACAGGTTAGTGTACTAGCACCCATAAAAACAATTTTACTTATAAGATCAATTTCGGTAAGCCCTACAATTGAAATAAGTACTGTAGTTATGGATCCAAAAACACTATTATCTAAGTTCATCAATTGTTGTTTCATCAATTACTTTTTTTGCAACAGTATCAAAAGCCAAAACTATTGTGTAGACATCATTTAAGCTGGCAAAAATGCCTTCTTTTACTGACTTATCTAATGCAGCTTTTAAAATATCAAGCGCCTGTTTTTCGGTTAATTTTTGCATAAAGTAAAATTAAGGAATTAATACCAAATTAAGTTGATCAGCTGCCCATTGATAAATCCAAGCGTTTGCGTCAATTTCTGCATCCCATTGTGCGTATTCAGACCCATTAATTGAAAGACGACCAGTTACTAAGGCTTGACTTCTTTGTTCATCTGGGGATATAATAATTAATTCAATTAATTGATATTGAAAACTTGCAGAATCAATTAAATTGTCACCGTCACTGTAAAGAGTAAATATATTTGCTTCGTGTATCTCACCTTGAAACCAAGTTGATACTGGTTGAATTTGTGCCATAATTAGTATATATTGTAAAATGAATTAATATTAGTATTTATTGCTGTATTATTTGCAGATTGATTAAATTGATAAAATATCGTTTCTTGCCAAGATCCTTGTACTAAAAATGCAGCTTGATTAAAAGTCCCCATACTTGCAAAATTAGTTGCTCCATAATATCCAGAACACAAACAATAGGAATTATTCCCATAAGTAGATGCAATTTGTGTTGCATTAGGTGTTGATGTCAAAACATTATTTTTATACCTAGAATTTACAACAATAGAATCACCAGCGAAAGAAGTAGGATAACCTAATAATAAATATTCACTATTCCCACAAAAATGAATTTCAAAAGTAGTATCATTAATTTTAAAAACGTCAAAAACTGATAAATTAGATACAATAACAGCACTATTTGTCTGGGTTAAATATGCTGTTGAACCATTAAAAACAATACAAGGTTTACTACCTAATGTTTGTAATACTCCAGCATTTACAATAATGGGCTGTGCGGCTAAAGTTGGTTGTATCATATCAATATAACCCTGTTGAGTATATATTTTTGATACATAACCCGTATTTAAACCTACAAAAGTTAATAAAGTATTTGTGTCTAATACATTATTTAAAAATCCTATATCACTTTCAACATTATCACTTGATCTTCTAACTCTTATACAAGCACCAGAATATGTTGACTTTAATTTTCTCAATGAATATGCTCCAGATGCAGTAGGATATAAATCTAATAAAAAACTAAATGTACTTGTTGCTGCTGCTGTCAATATTCCTTCAGGTATCATTTGTTATTTATTAAAAGTGAAAATAAAGTGGTTTAAGCTGATAAATTGCCAAAACAATACCATTCATTTGTTGCAATTTTTATAAGAGAAACAGCAACATATTGCGCCGCAATTTTCAAATTTCCTGATGCGCTTCTAATTGTTACTCCTGATGTTGCAACAATTGTAGTTTGACCAGCGCCATATTGCGCAATTTCTATTTGCGTACCAATTGCAAAAGGTACTGTTGCATCTAATGGAATTGTCAAATTGTTAGCTGTTGCCACATTCATTTCTACCATTTTAGACCTATCAGCATCAACCAATGTATAACTAGCTGTTTGACGGTTAAATTTAACCGTTAAAATAGTTTTACCAGCAAAATAGTTATTGTCATTTAAACCAGCATTGTAAAACGCCCATCTATTTGTGTAAGTATGTCCAGCGCTATATTCGTCTAAATCATTTACTAAATAACCGTATCTGTTGGTAATTATAAGCCTAGCTGTACTACTGGCATAATCACCGTAAACAGCACTATTGGCATAATGAGTATATGTACCGTTATTTGTACCATCAATGCGAAGTTGCAAAATTTGATTAGCCCAAGCCCTAATGCCGCCGCTTGCTTGCGTGTTAGTTATTGTTGATCCAGCAGCATTAAAAGTTATGCTACTAAGATTAAGATTGTTTGTTGTGTAAGATCCGTTTCCAAAAGTAGCTGATCCGTTCCAGTTATTTGTTTGTAAGCTAGATGTATTAAAACAAGCTAATAATGCTGTCCAAGTTATATCAGCATTGAAAGTATTTGTTACCGCTATTTGTTCACCGTATGGGTTTGTAGCACCGCCTAAAGCTGTATGAGTATGTGCAACGCTTATTGCTGTAGTAAAAGAAGATAAATTATAATCTAAAATTAAAACATCTTTATTTGATCCTGAACTAACAGCTTCATAGTGAAACCTAAAACGTTGTCCAGCTGGGTTAAAACTTGCCCCATTGTCGGCTAATTCAAAAACCAATTCGCCTTGATCAATAGCAACAGTATTGCCATAAATGCCCCAACTGTCATTTGTTGCCATTACTTGTTGAATAGCGTATGTTGTGCCGCCTACAGTGTTATTGGCTGGTAAATTTAAATCACCATTTGTTATATAAACATTTGCGTCTATTGTTATGTCACTTCCTGACTGGGTTATTTTGCTATCACCTACAGCTGTACCAGTAGGCGTAAACATTGCAATTGTATTAATAGTGCCGCCGCCTGTTATTGTTCCGCTTCCAGCTGCTCCAACAGCTATTTGTTGCCAAGCTGTACCAGTATCACGATAAATACCATAAGGGCTAGCAATATCAATAAAGATCCTTCCAGCAATCCCAAACGCTGGGCGTGCTGCTAAGGTATCAGAATAGAACATAGGAGTTCCCTTCTGGTTTAATATGGAAAGATCTAGTGTTATCATTATCTAAATAGTTTTCTAATTACAGTACATAAATTTCCAGTACTAACCAAAGTGTCAAAAGTAAGTATATATGTTGTTGTGTCAATTTCACCAGCGTTGCCTGTTATCCTTAACGATTGATTTGGCAATATCAAAACATCCATAATTGTAAAATTAGTTGTGCCTTGATTGATAAAAGTAATATCATTACAATTGCTTTCAATGTTTTGAGAACTGTAAAAAACTTTTGTTTCTATATAAAACTTTTGAAACATTCGTCCAGTGCTTTTAGAAACGCTGTTTTCCGCTTCATACTTTTGCCTGTCGCTTTGCTGTTTGATAAAATCAATTTTAGCGCTGCTTTGTTCGTATAGCTTTAAATGTTCAGGCTTTGGCATAATATTAATTTTTAAAAAGTGTCTGGAAAGTTTCCTACAGCTTTTTTCTTTTTGAATAATTTTTTAACAATCGGCGCCGCCTTTTGAAATATTGTTTTTACTGGTGCTGGTTTGTTAAATTCCTGTTCACTTATTTTAGTTGGTTCAGGTACCGTTATTGTGTAACCTTTCTTTTTAGTTTTGCTTTTATAAATAAAATAATAAGCAGCGCCACCAATTAAAAGATAAGTTAAAAGTGCTTTGTTTTTCATTTTTTTGTTTTTATATAAGACGTTAAAACATAAGCACCAATTAAACCAAAAAATACAAACTTGCCATACTTTTCAAAATAATATGCAAATTTTCCTTTTTGCTCAATTATTGCCTGTTCATCTTGTGCTTGCTGTATTTTAATTTCTTTTTGAATATCAGAAGTAACAACAAAATTACTAGGGGCAAATAATATATAATAAAATGATCCACCAGAACGTTGAAATTGCAACCAAATACCGTCTGGCTTTTCAATGTAACTGTAAACAGTTCCTGTCCTTCCATTTACTGGAATTGTGAACAGGACTTTGTTTGGTTTCTCAGGGAAATTAAATGCTGGTAACATTTTTTTGGTTACCAAATTTTTTCCAATAAGTTTACTTACTTCAATTCCCATTTTAAGATCTTAACATTTTAAGTAAAAATTTAAACTGTTGCGGATCATTTAAAGCTAATTGTGCTAGTAATATTAAATCATCACCTAGATTAGGGCTAAATTGCTTCAATGTTTCAATTGCTTCATCAATTTTTGTATCCTGATCAGCTTGCGCCCCATCCATAACACCAGCCACGTTAGTTACTTTTGTTGTCGGCATAAATAGTCCTTGTAATTGTTGAATAAGCATATTTTGAATAACAGGATTTTTCATAAAACCAGCCAAGCCGCCTTCTTCTGGAGCTTCTTCTTCATCTTCTTCATCTTCTTCGTCTAACTTCATTTGCAAAGCTGCAATTTGGCTTTTCAAGCTGTTTAATTCACCCAATAAATGATTACTGGCATATCCCATTTGCATATTATTAACTGGCTGCATTGTGTTTGTTTCATATGAAACAGGACGAAATTTTGTTATTATCATCTTTTCAGAACTATTAACAAAATATCCGCCTTTTGGCGCTTTTGGATGAATACGCAAAATAAAAGTACAATCCATTCCAGCAACTTCAGCGCTTTTTATGTTTGCCTCTAAATGATCACGTGAAACGTTTTCATCATTATCGGCATTATAAAAAACAATATCACCCTTTGTATCAGTTATTGACCAATAGCAAGTTTTTGCATTTTGATCGTACCAATCCATCACTTTTTGGGATCCAGTTAAAAAAACATTATTAGGGTTTGCCATAATTCAATTTATTAAAGGTGAAAAGAAAGTGGCTAATTAAGCATAATAAACGCCAAACGTAACACTGTAATTACTTCCTGAAATAGAAGAATAAGCAACAGGGGTTTGAATATAAGATTTTGACCAAACTATTTTTTGTCCAGCAAAAGCCGATATTTGGTATGTCCAAGCGCTTGAAGCTGTTGTGGTTCCTTGTGCATTTAACGACATAACAGGAATGCGATTTATACATTCTTTGTCATTTGCATAAAGTACCAAATATGTATTTTTTAAATTAGCAATTGATAGCAAAGGATTACCAGATAAAATTGAATTAGTACAAGTATCTGTTGTATATGAAACTAAATTCAACAATGAAGTAAAGCGCAATTGTGGCTGATCAGGAAAAAAGAATTTTGTTCCAGTGCTGCTTTGTGGTACAACGCATTCGATAAATTCGAAATTTTGAATCTTTGTCATTTTGACTTTTATTAATAATAAAAAAAAA